TTTTCAAGATTACAAACATTCACCAAGACCGAAAATGGATTAGGTGCTAACGACAGCGGAATAACATTTATTGCTGCTTATCTAGAAAGCAATGGAGCCACTGGATGGACAGAGGAATGGTATTCAGTATATAACTTCCTCCAATACGGAGCACCATGTTATGTTGGTTTCAATAATGGTCCAGCTGGTCTTTCTGGATTCTACTCCCTAGATGTAGATGTTATTTTTGAAGGCGTAACTGCTGGTAGAACTGACACAATTAGTTTTTACAATCATAGAATTTCTAGAGAAGCTCCAGCTTTTGGTATATTTAGTGTTACCAGCGATGAAATTTCAGATGAAGATTTAAATGCAACAGATCTTGGATCACCAACACTACCATCATTCTCTTCTCCAGAATTTGGCTGTCTTGTTTTTGGTCAGAAAAATCAATTGAATGTAGCAGGAACTTCATCAAATACAACACTGATTAAAACAACCTTTGCGGCAGATATTGCTGGTTGTCTTGCAAGAACAGATAGAGTTGCTTATCCATGGATTTCGCCAGCAGGAGTCCGTAGAGGTCAAATTCTAAATACTGTTTCATTAGTGAAGAATCTAACAGAAACTCAACAAGATAATCTTTATGATAATAAAATAAATCCAATAGCAAGTTTTGTTGGCGAAGGTACTATTCTATTCGGTGATAAAACTTATGCTTCAAGTGGGTCAAGTTTAGCGTCAATAAATGTTTCAAGACTTGTAATTTATCTAAAGAGAGTTCTAGGACCACTCGGTCGTTCGATTCTCTTTGAACAAAATGATTCACTGACTCGCAACAGATTTAAGAATGCTGCTGATTCTGTGTTGAGAGATATACAAGCACAAAGGGGTGTTAGTGATTATAAAATTATTTGTGATGAATCAAATAACACCCCAGAAGTGATTGAAGCTAAACAATTTGTTGCAGATGTTTTAATCAAACCAATCACATCAATTAATTTCGTAAAAATCACAATAACCAATAAAGACTTAAGCGACACTATTTAATATAAGATAAGGAGTAAAAATGGCTAACAGCTTATCACAGTTTAGAAATAATTTTTTTGGTGTACGCGGAAATCGCTTTATGGTAAATTTTACCTTCCCAGATGGTGTAGGATCAAATCTTGATTTAAATGGCATTCAAACCATTTATTGTAAAGCAACTCAAAGCCCACCATCGGCAATCGCACCAATTCCCGTTATGTGGCAAGGAAGACAAGTAAAGTTTTCTGGGGAAAGAGTTTATGGTGATTGGACGCTTGTTATTTACGAGGCAGCGGGAAGAAAATCATCACACAATATTAAAGCTGCATTTGAGCGTTGGATGAATAAAATGGATGATAGAAATACCCATGAAATCAACTATAATGTTGTTACTAATTGGGATCTATATTATGACGATATAGGTTCTACAAACCTTAGACCAGGAGAAGCTGGACAAGATCCAAGCAATTACAGCAAACACATCAAATTAATCAATTGTTTCCCAACTGAAGTTTCTCCCGTAGATTTATCCTACGACGCAGAAAATACTTTCATAGAATTTACTGTAACTATGGCTTATGATTACTGGGAACCAATTACATCAGCAGCAGGAGCGTGAGATATATAAAGTATGGCATTCAATATTTCTGACTTATTTGGTTTTTCTTTTCTAAAAAAACAAACAGATCCTCTTGACGCAATTCAAGATGATATGAAGACAACTCCTTCTTTTGTTCCACCAGACGATTATGACGGTTCCGTTGTAATCGATGCTGGTGGTTTTCTTTCTACTGTTTTTGATTTTGGTAGCCATTATAGAGACGAAAATGCTTTAGTTCAGCATTATAGATCCATGTCTCTTTACCCAGAAGTAGATATGGCAATCGAAGATATCATCAATGATTCTATTGTTTTTGATGATAACAAAAAAGCAGTGGAAATAAGCCTTGATCAATTGGCTTTGTCTGATAATATTAAATTAAAAATTATAGCAGAATTTAAAAATATTTTAAAACTTTTAGATTTTTCTAATAAAGGTTTTGAAATATTCCGTAGATGGTATATTGATGGTAAAATATACTACCACTGCGTGATTGATATTACAAAACCAGACAAAGGAATTATAGAATTAAGACCTATAGATCCAATGAAAATAAGGAAAGTTAAAAAAGTAGAAAGAGAAAATAAATTGATTAATGGTGTACAAACACCAGCAGTCAAAAAAATTGAAGAATATTATCTCTATACAGATATAGATCCAGATTCTATTATGCCAACTGGCAATAATGGAATGAAAATTGCCCCAGATTCTGTTGCATATTCTACTTCTGGACTTATAGATCATTCATCTAAAAGAGTAATAAGCTACTTACATAAAGCAATTCGCCCTCTAAACATGCTTCGACAGATAGAGGATGCGGTTGTAATTTATAGAATGTCTAGAGCACCAGAAAGAAGAGTTTTTTATGTAGATGTTGGTTCTTTGCCAAAGCAAAAAGCAGAACAATACATGAGAGAATTGATGAATCGTTATAGAAATCGCTTAGTATATGATCAAAAAACAGGCGAAATCAAAGACGATAGAACACATCTCTCCATGCTTGAAGATTTCTGGATTCCTAGAAAAGAAGGTTCAAGAGGAACAGAAATCACCACTCTTGATGGTGGTCAAAACCTAGGACAAATGGAAGATGTTGAATATCTACAAAGAAAATTGTATAGAGCACTGAATGTTCCAATATCTAGACTTGAAACCACAACAGGTTTTAATATGGGTAGAACATCAGAAATAACCAGAGACGAAGTCAAATTCTATAAATTTATAGAAAGATTAAGACTTCGATTTGCTACTATATTTTTAGAGTTGCTTAAAAAACAATGCATTCTTAAGGGTATTTTAACCCTATCTGACTGGGATAAAATTTATCAAGATATTGTTTTTACATATAACAAAGATTCATATTTCAACGAACTTAAAGATAATGAAATTTTAAGAGAAAAAGTAGAAATGTTGAATGTTTTAGCTAACTTTACTGGAACATTTTTCTCTACTAATTATGTTCGTAAAAAGATTCTAAAAATGACTGACGAAGAGATTCGTTTATTAGATATAGAAATTGATCAAGAAAGACAAAAGCAACTTGAACAACAGATGCAGGCACAGGCAATGATGCCACCTGAAGAACAGCAATGAAAATATATTTTTACGATAAAGATACTTTAAAAAAAGAGTTAAAAAATAAGTCAAATAAAATTATTTCAATTAGATTTAAGACCCATAAAGAAATTCTGATCCCAAAACCAGTTCTTTTGATTATTCAAAAATTAGCTAAACAGGACAGAACTTTTATGAAAAAATTGATATCTTCTGAAAATAATTTTATTTTCTTTTTGTCTAATTTCATAAAAAGCTAAATAATTATACGGAGATTATAAATGGAAAAACTAACAGAAGCTGTAATAAATCTTATCAACGAAGATGTTGTAAAAGGAAAAAAATTAATTGAAAGTGAATTATATTCTCGTTTGGGTGAATTATTAGAAGAAAAACTTTTAGATTATGCCCCAGGAATATTCACTGAAGGAAAAAAAGCCAAAAAAGATTATGATGGAGATGGTAAAATAGAATCATCCACAGAAGAATGGAAAGGTTCAAGAGACAGAGCAATAAAGAAGTCAATGAACGAAAGCAATTCTTCATCTTCTGAGTTTATTTCAGAGGATTATGAAATTCTTTTAGATGAAGTTCAAAAAATCGTAGAAGAAATTGAGTCGGAAACAGGTGATCAGCTTTCAGAATCTGAAATAGAAGAAATAGCAGATTTAGTTCTTGAGTCATATGAGGAAGATCCAGACGAGGACGAAGAGGAAGACGAAGACGAAGATTACGAATAAAAGGTAAAAAGATGCTTTTAATAAAAGAAAACAACGACAACGATATTGTTATTACTGAAGCCACTGAAAATGGCAATAAGTCTTGGTTTATTGAAGGCATTATGATCCAATGCGATAAACCAAACCGTAATAACAGATTTTATATCTCTGAACATATGGACAGAGAGGTGCAAAATTATAATTTAAATTATATCAAAGAAAATAGAGCTTTGGGTGAATTAAACCACCCACCTACAGCAGAGATAGATTTAGCAAGAGTTTCACATAAAATGGTTTCTTTGTCTAGAAACGGTTCAGATTTTTATGGAAAAGCTAAGATTTTATCCAGCACCCCTATGGGAAACATTGCTGAAAATCTCATAAAAGAGGGAGTAAAGCTAGGAGTTTCTACCAGAGGTCTTGGTTCTTTAAGAAAAGTAAATAATTATAATGAAGTTCAACCAGACTTTAAATTAGTTGCAGTTGATTTGGTATCAGATCCATCAGCAAAAGATGCCTATGTAATGGGTCTACAAGAAGGTAGACAGTGGGTTTGGGATAATGGTTTAATTTCTGAAGAACAAGTTTCAAAACAATACAAAAAACTGATGAAAGCTAAAGTGAAACAGTTAGAAGAAACAGCGACCTCTCTTTTCAAACAATTTATGAGATCCCTGTAACATAGTGAAAAAATAATTTTGTCTAAATAATAATATAATCAATGGAGAACAAAATGCAAGGAAAAATGCAAAAGAAAAAAGCAGTATTTGATGTAACAGGAAAAGGCACATTTGATGCCATGGGTAATTCACCACAAGACGCAGATTCAACGGTTACAGCACCAATGGTAGCTAGAAACATGGCCTCACTCCGTCCAGGTGGCGGTGTAGGTGATGGTTCAAGTGATGCCATGAGAGCAGCCATGATGAAAATGGGTCTTATGAGAGATGAAGAAGATGAAGACACTGATGAAGAGGAAATGAAAGAAGGTTTTGATCTTGATGTTTCTGATTTCGCAGAAGCTCTTTTTGAGGGAGAAAATCTTTCTGAAAGTTTCAAAGCAAAATGTATTGCTATTTTTGAAGCAGCTGTAAATGAAAAAATTTCTTTAATTGAAAAGGCAATGATTTCCGCTTCAGCAACTATTGTTCAAGAACAAGTTTCATCATCTGTTGAGACTTTAACAGAAGGTGTAGACAAGTATTTAACTTATGTCTGCGAAGAATGGATGAAGGAAAATGAATTAGCTGTAGAGAGTGGAATGAAGACTGAAATTGTTGAAAACTTCATTCATGGATTGAAAGATCTATTTGAAAGCAGCTTTATTGATGTTCCAGATGAGAAGTATAATGTTGTAGATGAGCTTTTTGAGTCAAATAGTGATCTTGAAACTCGTCTCAACGAGCAAATCAATGAAAACATTACTCTTCGCAACACTTTAACTGCTCATATGTGTGCAGAAGCTTTTGCCGAAGCTGCCAGTGGTCTTGCTGATACTGAAATCGAAAAACTAGCTTCACTCGCAGAAGGATTGGAATTTGATTCAGTT